AACTAAGTCACCTTTTCGTTCTTAACTACTACTTTATCTAATAGATCATTGTTAAGACTGCCATCTGCTTTACCAAATAATGCAGTTAAGTCATTATAGATAGATGAAGCGTGTTGAGTAGATGTGTATGTGTTATCCACATAACGATCCATCTTGGTCTTAAGATCTTTAAATTGTGGTTGATCTATAAATCTAGCAAGAGACTGTACAAACTTACCGCGATCTGCGCCAAAGGTTTTTAATAACTTCATACCTTCTGCAGCAAAATCATCATTTGATTTAGTCATAATTTGGAAAGCCCAAGCAAGGCGACCTTCTTGTTCTAGTGGACTAAACTCTCCAAAGGATCCATATTGACGAGCATAATCTTCACCATCAATAGTAAAGTCAACTACCTTACCTTTTTTACGGCTAACTCTCTTTGCTCTAGATACAATATCACTACCGGCATTTAGGTTATAAGCACCTTCACTGGCAGACTTTAACAGGTTTTCATAATCACCATACATAGCAAACTCGTATGAATAGCGATCAAAGTCATTACCAAACTTACCTATTTGAGCATCATTAAATTTATCTCTTAAAAGAATCTCAGCAAATACTTTACGCTTTGCTTCTTCTTTTTCAGCAGCAGTGGTATAGAAATCTTGAATTGTTATTTCTTGACCATCTTTACCAATTGATCTATTTATACCCTTATCAATGTCATCAAACTTCTTGAGAAATAAATCTCTATCTTTTGATTTAGTATAACGATTAATTAAACCAAGTTGTAAATCTTTTTCTGCAGTACGAATATCAGTCGCAAGTCTACGAGCTTTACCAATTTGTACAGCAGATTTTAATCCACCACCTGGCTTAAATGAAAGTCTACTTGTACCATTAGATAGATAGAAAATGTAATCTTCAATTGCGTTACGAACTGGGAAACGAGGACCAGCCAAAGTACCAGTTACGAATGTGCTAATAGCATCATCGGCTGCTTTGGTATATTGCAATCCCCAAGCATTAGCTATGAAACCATCTCTTGCAGCAAAACGATCTAGTTGCTGTGGTGTAATAAATGCTTGACGTTCATTTATCTGATATGGATAAAGAGCAGAGTCAGCACCATTTACTTGAGATGGAAAGAAACCTTCTGGGTTATCTATATCAAATGATCTATTGCTATAAACAGCATCTCTGCCTACATTGCCAATAGTCTCAAGTAATTGACGACCACCTTGAGTACCTCTTAAACCTCTAAGTTCACCGACTGCAGATTGTAGACCATTAAACATCTGACGGCGTTGACCAAGGTTTGACTGTTGGTAGGCATCACCTAATATACGAGAGGCTTGCTTACCATAAATTAAACGAGCATAACGCTCAAATGCTATATGTGCTTTTGGAGATGTATGGTTACCCAATTCATCCATATCTGGAATAATATTAAAGCGGCGTGAGAAGTTATCAATACGCTTGTTTATAGCATATATAGAAAATTTATTAACTGGTAACTTATCTGCTTCTGCAATACGAGCAGCAGTTCTAGCACCGGCTTCTCTTGCAGTTTCATCTCCTCTACCTACTAGAGATTGTATTGCTGCTTCTTGAGAAGATATACCGCGAGAGTCTGCTTCATCAAATACTATGTTGCGTAAAAAATCCGTAGCATCGTCATTAAGGCTAAATGCTCTAGCACCTTTGGTATATAGGTCTACGCGAGCTTTGCGGAAAGCGCTAAGTCTAGGCATTACTTTAATTTGTAATCCAGCCTGACCATAGAATAAAGGTTGTATTCTTTCAGCATTTGATAGAAATGCTTTAGCAGTATCAACATTCATTACGCCATCAAAATCTTTTTTAGCAAACTCAATTAAAGCATCATCTACACCACTACCAACAAAGGCAGGATTTAATCTACGTAGGCGATCTATACTTGCCGCTACATCTTCTGCTTTATCTGCTTTACGAGCTTTTACTAGGTTATCTAAACCTTTAGTATACTCAGTCCAAAAATTGTTAACTGAATTATATTGAAAAGCGGTTTCAACCTTATCAGCATTACCAATAGTTTTAGTTAATGCAAATTTACTAGCATTATATACTTTGGCTAGTTTACCTAAAACAATTGTAGGATCTAAAACAATACGGAATGTAGCATCACCGATACCTGAGATCCAGCTATATAGACCGCTATTGCCTTCCATATCCTTTGGTAAGAATAAGTTTGCTAAATCTCTACCAGGTGAATATTTAGCAGCATTTACTTTTGCTATTGCTTCATCCATTAATGGATCTAAACCTTTAGCAGCATCTGCTGCAAGTTTTTTCTGATTAGGATTCTGAGCAGATGCAATAATTTGATCTAGTGGAATACCAGCAGAAATCTGTTGTGCTACATAAACCCTATCTTGACCATAAGCAGATACTGCTCTATTGATACGATCTGGAATAAATACTTGTTCACCATTAGCGCCTGATTTTTTCCAAGCGGTAGCAAGATCAACTTGTTCTTCTGCGGCTATTCTATTTGTGCGATAGGCTCTAGTAACTTGATCTGATGCCCAGTTAGCTGCTTTAAAAACTTCTTTGATTGGCTCTACAATTGGTTTTAATAACCAACTGCCAGCTTTCATTATAAAACCTTGACCTGGTGTCTCTTCTTCTGATGAGAAGAACTGAGCCATTGCGGTTTGCTGATTAGCAGGTAGTTGTTTAAACTCTATAGCGGCAATGGATTCAGGTAGGTTATTTAAAGTTGTGTGAGTAGAGTACATTTCAGCTAAAGAATTAATTTGATTCTGCTGTCCTGAATTTAATCCAGCTTTATTAGCAGCCTGATAAAGATTACCCTTGTTAATATTTTGAGACATTAAAGTCCTCTAGATAAGGCCTGCTCGTATAAAGCTGCTATTTCTCCATTTGTATCATATGGCAACATTTGAGCAAGGGTTTGAGATAAAGATTCTTTTTGTGTCATTTGATTAATCATTAATGCTTCTGGTCCAGCACCATCACCGACTCTTACACCTGTGGTGATAGGTTCCTCTGACTTTTGTGATGGAGCAAATAATGGAGTTACTGGAGTTAAAGGATTTCTAGGTCTTCCACCTACATCATCTGCTGTACCGCGAGTCTTTGACAATGGAATTTCTTTTTGAATTGCGCTAGTTTCTACGCCTTCTCCATAATAAGATGAAGGTAGATCTTCCCTTTTTGAGAACTTACCAGGACCTGATGCTCCTGCTAATGGGCCTCTAGCCATCTTTATTCTCCTTAATAGTTTCTAAATCTTGTGAAAACTTTTGCCAGACTTTTGCTTCTTGGCTTTTTTGTTGCGAATTATAAATGCTCATATTATGCAGATCTTCTGCCAGCGCTTCAAATGCGCTAATTAAATTTAATGCGAATCCTGTTACTACTACTAAAAAATCAGATGAACGAACTGGGCGCTGTAGATCATCATCCATAACGCCCAGCTCCTTTCTAAATTACTTAAGCCATCTTCTTTGTTGTCTTGCCCTTACGAGCTGGTGCTGCATATCCGAAGAACACTTTTCCGCCTTCTTTTCCTGCTGGCTTATTCTTGCCCTCAGTTGGCTTTGCGGTTGGTGCTGCTGCTCTTGATCCCTTATTCATTTTCCACCTCCTTACGCTCCGCCAATGGCGGCGAGTAGTTGACCTATATCTGGTTGAGATTGTCCAGTAGCAGGGGCCGCACCGACTTGTTGTTCTTGAGTTGGCTGCGAGGCAGGGGCGGGGGCCGCACCTGCTACTGGAATTTGTCCTGCGCCAGAAAGTGGTTGCTCTGCTGGAGCAACTGGTTCTGGTGCAAATGCTTTACCAATTACCGATTCTAAGGATTGTCCTTTTTGTCGGCCCTGGATTACTTCTGCGATTCTAGAAATGATTTGAGTTGGGTCTTGACCTTGGGAAGCAAGTGCGGGTATAGCTTGTGCATACTGAGCAACAGCAACCCTAAGAGAATCGCGCATCTCTTCAATGTCAACCCTTTGTTCTTCTTGTGTAACATTTAGGTCTAATGGTATCTCTCTGCGAACATAGTCGCGGCTGACGAGTTTGTCTGAACGCATTTGTAGTAATGCGATAATGGCTCGGTTAGGATCCATTCCAGACATAATTCCGTAACGAACATCTACACCATACTCGCCTTTAATATCACGAGATGGAGTGTACTTCATTGTATAAGGTGTACCGTCATCGGTTCCCTTAATAGACTTAGTCATAGATCCAAAGATCTTCTCATCTACTTCAAAGCATAGACCGATAACATCTTGGAACAACTTAGCAAACTGTGCTTGTGCTGCTTTGATCTGTGTATCAAAGCCTGCTTGTAATGCTTGAACACCGCGACCAGTAATAATAGAAGCATCCATATTACCTGAACGAGATTCAGGATAACGAGCACCTAGACGAAGTTCTCTTTCTAATACGCCAGACTCTGTAAATACTCCCGGTGGTAGTTCTAGTGGAACTCTACGAATACCTTGTGGGTTAGCAGAACGCATAATTGAATCTGGTCCTAGAGCAAGTTCTTGCACATCTTGTGGAATAGCAATAGGTGCTTGGATAGATTTCTCTGCTGCTTGGATTTGTAGAATAGCAAATCTTGCACGAGCAAGTTGTACTGATAGTACATCATCAAACTGACCGCGAGCTTCGCCGTCAAGAGAAGAACGGACTGCGACTCTAGCAAGGCACTTACCAATTGGGTTTGGTGTGTTTGATAAAATTAAATTGTTACGCTCTGGGATAAATAGTAAGTCTTGATCTTTGTCGTGGTAACGCATTACTGATAGGTAAGGTGATGCTGATTGATAAACGCTACGAACATTTAGAATCTGACTTGCAAACTCTGGGAACTGTGCTGCTAATGATTCAGCATCAGAAACTACAACCTGTAGTAATGATGTGGTACGACCAAAACGATCAATCTCTGGATAGACACCAAATGGATTAAGTAAACGAATACGAGGATTGTTACCTTCGTAATCCATCTCTACAAGAGCAGGTAACATACCGTAGGTATTAAACCAGTCAGCTCCTGAGTACATCTGTAGTGGTAGATCTGAAGAGGCTACATAGTAGTTAGCAATACGAGTTCTGATATCAGCAGATTTACGCTGAGCATCTGAAACCATATTAGTAGCTGAGCAGTTAAATGATGGCATAGGTGCCATTGCTTCTGCTAGGTCTCTTGCTGCTACATCAATAAAGTTTGCAACTAGTGGCTTTGGATAATCCTCTGAGAACATAGAAGGATATACCTTAGAGATATCACCTTGACGAACTGAGAGTACATCTCGCATACGTTGATCGCGGGCAGCATACTTAGTCTGTAGCCTCTGCG